TTGGCAGTAACCTTTGAAAGCATGCGCTTGTTGACGTATTGGCTCAGGAGCCTGATCACTAATACTGACAATTCGATCAGTAGCCATCTTGGCCCACTCTTCTGGGGAGTGCCCTCGATAATGAGTGGTTTGTACTCCCAAATCCCCTATAGAAGAACTAACATCTACTTGAAACATTTAATAGCTCGCAGGTTCAACTGAACGAGGTACTTCTACCCCATCTTCTCGACCATAGATAGAGACAACCACTTCCTCCTCAGGAAGGACCTCAGAAGAAGTAGTTACCTTCAATTCCCCATCTTCCATATATACAACAGGAGGGTTCTCTAACCGATGGTATCCATATAGCTTCTGATCCGTCGAAATATTCGTATCTAGTAATGGAGACCTAGGGGCAATCGCAACCTCCATTCCAGACAACAGACAACGAGAAAGCCAAAACTCACAGCAAGCTCGACCCATCTCCGCATAGTGCATATTTGTCGAGTAGGTAAAGTCAATACCGAACACACTTAGACGACTGACCCCTGTCCATAATGCAAAAGCGATTGCATAAGACACAGTATTGTTGAAATAACCACACCCAAGTTCTCCAACAACCTGTCCTAGTGGATACAGCTCTATCGAAGGAACCCGAGGATCAATCTCGCAGGAATAGATTGGACATTGTAAGGTCGGAAGAACCTTACGCATAACTTTTGTCTGACCTCCCGCATCCTCAGTATCCAGGAAACGGGAAGCAGGGTCCATCATAAACACACGGTCGGGCTGAACCACCGCGCACATCGCATTAATCGCCCAAATCTCATCGTACTCTTGGCTGTGAGTAATTGAGAGATGGTAATCAAGTTGACTCTGCCCTAAGCCGAGCAGCGCGATATGTTTTCCCTCTAAACTACCTTTGTGGCTGTGCATTTGTGGCCATCTCAATAGTCGGTGGTCTACTCCGAAGATCGTAACGATATTCGTCGCTAATGGCCTCGCTCATCGTCTTCAACGTCGCCATTGCTTCTTGGAAACGTCCTTCAAACATTTGAAGTTCTTGAGGGGGCATTTTGAGAAATGTTCCTCCTTCCATAAGCGA